ATGAAACAAAGACAAAAAGATGGTTTATCTACTACTAATGTTGTCAAACCAAGAATATCTAAAAAAAATAAGAGTAAATAATGGCAACAAGTGGAACAACAGCATTTACATTAGACTTAGCCGATATTATGGAAGAAGCCTATGATTTATGCGGTAGTGAGCTTCGTTCAGGCTATGACTATAAAGGTGCTAAAAGAGCATTAAATCTTATATTTCTAGAATGGCAAAACAAAGGATTAAACCTTTGGACAATAGAGCAAGCTTCTGCAACTTTAGTTGCTGGCACAAATAGCTATACTATTGAATCAAGTGCATTAGAAGTAGTTGATGTTTTTATAAGAACTGATGCAGGCAATACTTCAAATCAATTTGACCAAAGATTAAATAGAATATCTAGAACTCAATATAATCATCAAGCTAGTAAATTGTTACAATCTAAACCAACACAGTTCTATGTAGATAAAGGAACTAGCTCTAATAAAATTGTTTTATGGGCAACTCCTGATTCTGCTGAAACTTATACTTTGGTATATGATTATATTAAAAGATTAGATGATGCTGGTGCAGTAGCAAGTAATAATGCTGATGTACCTAGTAGATATCTTCCATGTTTAACATATGCATTAGCATATAACTTAGCTTGTAAAATACCAGAAGCACAAAATAGAGTTCCAATGATTAAACAAAGGTACGATGAACTTTGGAATGATGTAAGCGATGCTGATAGAGAAAGAGCATCAGTTAAGTTCGTACCTGATATGCAAGCTTATAGATAATGTATGCTGCAGGAAAAAAAGCTTTAGGTGACTGTGATAGATGTGGTTTTACTTACAAGCTAAATGATTTACAATATGAAATACAAGATAGTATTCGTAATGGGTTAAGAGTATGTAATAGTTGTTTTGATGTTGACCATCCGCAGTTTAAATTGGGAGAGTTAGATACATCAGATAATGAAGCATTATTTAATCCAAGACCAGATAGAGGAAGAAAAGAATCAACATCTTACTATGGATTTAATCCAGTTGCAGGTACAGGAATATTATCTAGTGCTGAAGTAGGAACAGTAACAGTGAGTACAGAATAATGGCTTGGACATACACAACATTAAAAACAGCAATACAGGATTATACAAATAATACTGAAACTACATTTAATAATAATTTAGATGATTTTATAGTTACTACTGAAGATAGAATACAAAAACTTGTATCATTACCATTTTTTAGAAAAAATGTATCTGGTACTTTAACTAATGGCAATGAATATTTATCTTGCCCAACTGATTTTTTAGCAGCACATTCTCTTTCTGTAAATAATAGTGGTTATGAATATTTGTTATATAAAGATGTAGCTTTTATAAGAGAAGCATATCCTAATAGTACATCAACAGGTATTCCTAAATATTATGCAAGATTTGATGAAGATAGTTTTATTGTAGCTCCTACACCTAATAGTAATTTAACAGTAGAGTTACACTATGAATATGCTCCAACATCAATTACAACATCTGCAGATGGAACTAGTTGGTTAGGAACAAATGCATCAGATTGTTTATTATATGGTTCTTTAGTAGAAGCCTATACCTTTATGAAAGGTGAACCAGATGTTCTTACAAATTATCAAAATAGATTTAATGAAGCAGTTTCTAGACTTAAAAATTTAGGCGAAGGCAAAAATACTAAGGACAACTATAGAAGTGGTCCTGTAAGACAGCAGGTTAGTTAATGTTTAGTGTAGATGTAAAACCAACAGTTGGAACTGTAAGTGTAGAAACAACCAATAATACAGGTTTAAGTCCAGAATATTGGACAGAAAGAGTAGTAAATAAAATTGTAAGTATTAGTGATAATGCAGACCCTATGGTGAAAGCCCAGGCAGAAGCATTTAAAGATACAATACAACAAGTAATTTTATTATATATGAAGCAAGCTATTGCAAGTGATAGAGCAACAGTAGCAGGTTTATTAGAAAAACAAGGTCATAAACAAATGGCTGATATCATAAGGAGAATATAATGGCAATATCACAAGCAATGTGTACATCATTTAAAAAAGAATTAATGACTGCTACACATAATTTTACCGCAGCAAGCAATGTATTTAAATTAGCTTTATATACAAGTAGTGCATCATTAGGTGCAACAACTACTGCATATACTTCAAGTAATGAAGCAAGTGGAACAGGTTATACAGCTAAAGGTGCATTTTTAACAAGTGTTACCCCTACTACATCTGGAACAACTGCATTAACAGACTTTAATGATTTAACTTTTAGTACAGCTACAATTACAGCTAGAGGTGCTTTAATTTATAATGAAGCTGCAACTAGTGACCCTTCAGTATGTGTCTTAGATTTTGGTGGAGATAAAACATCAACTAATGGCGATTTTACTATTCAATTTCCAGCAGCAGACGCTTCAAACGCAATTATTAGAATAGCCTAAAATGGCTAATGTAACAGGCTGGGGTAGAGGTACCTGGGGTCAATTAACCTTTGGAGAACCAATACCTGTAGTCGTTACAGGAGTTTCTGGCACAGCAACTCTTGGTAGTGAAACTGTTGTAGCTACAGCATTAGTAGTAGTAACAGGTTTAACTGCAACATCAACCTTAGGCAACGAAACTGTAGTTGCTGAAGCAAATATAACAGCAGCAACAAATTTAGGTACATCAGCTTTAGGAAATGAAACTGTTGTAGCAGAAGCAAATACTTCTGTAACAGGAAATGCAGGTACTTCAGCACTAGGTAATGCAATTACAGCAGGTGCAGCAGTAACAGGTGTATCAGCAGTAGCAACAACATTAGAAGTTGGAGATGAAATTGTAAAAGCCTCGGCTGTTGTAGTTCCTACTGGAATAGCTATTACAAGTACATTAGGAAGTGTTACAACAACATCTGATAATGTACTTACAGTTACAGGCAATGTAGGAACTACTGCATTAGGAAGTGTTACTGCAATAAGTAAAGCTTTAGTAGAAGTAGAAGGATTAAATGCAACAGGTAATATACAAGGGGTTAATGTTTGGGGACTTGTAGATACAGCTCAAACACCAAATTATCAAACAATAACAACAACACAAAATCCAGACTGGAGTGAAGTTGCTTGATACAATATAATTAATACGAGGAATAAAAATGGCAAGTTCATATGTAAATGATTTAAGATTAAACGAAATGGCTACTGGTGATGCTAGTGGAACATGGGGTGATACTACAAATACCAATCTTGAATTAATAGCAGAAGCTTTTAGTTATGGCACAGAAGCCATTACAACAAATGCTGATACACATACTACTACTATAGCTGATGGAGCTACAGACCCAGGCAGGTCTATGTTTTTAAAATATACAGGAACATTAGATTCAACCTGTACTATTACCATAGGACCAAACACAGTTTCAAAATTATGGATTATAGAAAATGGAACATCTGGTTCTCAATCTATTATTATTAAACAAGGCTCTGGAGCAACAATAACTATACCTTCTGGTAAAACTAAAGTTATTTATTCAGATGGTGCAGGTTCAGGTGGAGCAATGGTTGATGCCTTTGCTTCTTTAAATCTACAAACAAGTGGAATTATAGAAACATCAGCTTCAATACAAACAGGTCTTATAGAATTTACTGATGGTGATGATGCCATGACCATAGCAGATGGTGGTGGTGTTACCTTTGCACAAACAGCTACTTTTAGTGGTGATATAGATTTAGCTGGTTCTATAGACGTAGACGGAACTACTAACCTAGACGTAGTAGATATAGATGGTGCTGTAGACTTTGCATCTACAACAGCTCACGCAGGTAATGCAACTTTTGCTGATAATGCAAAAGCAGTCTTTGGAGCAGGTTCAGATTTACAGATTTATCACGATGGTGATAATAGTTTTGTTCAAGATACTGGAACTGGAGACTTATATTTACAAGGTTCTTCTAATATATTTTTTAGAAAAGGAGACGGTGGCGAAGTATTTGCACATTTTGCAGATGATGGTGCTTGTAAGTTAAGATTTGATAACTCAACCAAAATTCAAACAACCTCAACAGGCATAGACGTAACAGGAATCACTGTAAGTGATGGTATGTCTACTAATACTTCAGGAACATCAAACTTTATAGCAGGTGTCAACGCAGGTAACTCCATTGCAAGTGGTGGTATACGAAATACTGTAGTAGGTGATGAAGCTGGTACTGCGATTACTACTGGTGATTATAATGTAGCTTTAGGATATGAAGCACTTACTGTTGATACTCTAGGAGCTAACTCAGTTGCAATAGGAGCTTTCGCATTACGAGACCAAAACTTTACATCTGCTACTAATGCTTACAATATAGGTATTGGATATGAAGCAGGTGGCTCAATAACCACAGGCACAATCAACACCCTTATAGGTGGTCTATCAGGTGATGCTTTAACTACAGGAAACAGTAATGTTGCAGTAGGTTATGACTCTTTAAGTGCCGAAGTTGCAGGAGACAGAAACGTAGCTATTGGTGTAACGGCACTAAAAAATCAAACTAACTCTTCTACAGTAGATTCTTACAACACAGCAATAGGTTATGCCGCAGGTCTTTCAATAACCACAGGCGTACAAAACACTGTTGTAGGTGGATTAGCTTTTGATGCTCATACTACTGGAAATGAAAATACAGCTATTGGTTATGGTAGTTTAAGTGCTAGTACCACAGCTTCAAACAACGTAGCAGTTGGTGCCACTGCTTTACTAACAAACACTACAGGTGCTTCTAACGTAGCTGTAGGTCGTAGAGCTTTATTTTCAAGTACTACAGCTTCAAACAACACAGCAATTGGTAATCAAGCTTTATTATCAACCACTACAGGTGCTTCAAATACATCAGTAGGAGCTTCATCCTTAGACGCTAATACTACTGGGTCAAATAATGTTGCTTTAGGTACGTCTTCATTAAGTGCTAATACGACTGCTAGTAACAATACAGCAGTTGGACTTAATTCTTTATTATCAAACACTACAGGTGCTGATAACACAGCAGTAGGTGCTACTGCGTTGGATGCGAATACTACAGGTGCAGAAAACACTTCTGTTGGTAAAAGTTCTTTAACAGGTAATACAACTGGTGATTTTAATACTGCAGTTGGAGAAAATGCTTTAGCTAATAATACAACAGCAGATAACAACACAGCTGTTGGTAGACGTGCTTTATTAGCAAACACTACAGGTACTAATAACTCATCACTTGGTTTTCAGTCTTTATTATCAA